TAAATTTGTTAACCGAGCGGATGATTTTTTAGTAGTACATAGATATGTACAACATCCTACTGAATGGATGTATAGTTTGATTCACGTTCGTAAAGTAAAAGATGTGGACACAGGAGGTAGACCGACATCAATTGATGCTCCTATAAGGCTAAAAAGTGTCTTAAATAACGTTGGATTTGAAATAAATGGAAAAAATTTGTTAGATTTACCAAAGCGAGTGCAAGTAAATTTACCATTTTGATACAATTTAACATAAATAATACAGGCGTAAACATACAAATAATACCAATTTATGGTACTGCTTTTGGCTTTTTATATTACAATCCTAACCTTGAGCCTGATTTAGATAATGTTGATGAAGAAGATTACTTTGAACAGATAACTATTATGTTATTGTTTTTCGGATTTCATATAACTTGGTTTAAAATATGAAAACTATTTTAGAATTATTAGCAGATAAGCACGAAGATTGGTTAAGAATAGTCAAAAGTTTTGGCTGTAATTCAGAAACATCAGAAGACTTGGTGCAAGAAATGTATATTAAGATTCACTATATTATAAAAAAAGGTGGAGATATAATGTACAATGATACAGAAATTAATCACTTTTATGTTTTTAGGACATTAAGAACAATGTTTATAGACTTAACTAGAAAACAATCTAAAGTAAGTTTTATACCAATAGAAAATACTGAGGATTTTAGCGATGAAGACATAGTAAACATATTTGACAAATTACATATTAATCCCTTTACTGAATTTGACAACATAGAAGAATATCAAAATAAAGTAAATAAAGAATTAAATAAGATGCATTGGTATGATAAAAAAATATACGATTACATACAAGAAGGCGAAAGTATAAAAAGTTTATCTGATAAAACCAATATAAGTTATTATTCTATATACAATACTTACAATAAAGTAAAACAATTTTTGTCTAATAAAATATTTGAAAAATGAAATTAGGAGACTTAGTAGAAAAAATCTTTAAACTAACAGGAATAAAATGGCTGCATAACAAAATATGGTTTGACATTTTAAAGTACGAAAGCTGTGGTTGTAACGATAGAAAAGAAAAATTAAACAATCTTAAAATTAGACGCGATGCTTAAAATGAATAAGATACATTACAATGCTTGGACAGAGTTTTTAGCAAATAGTAAAAACACTATGACAAAAGAAGAGCAAGAATTACTTGCTAATTTACATTCATATTATTTTAAACACAGTTACTATTTACCTTGTACTTGTAGTTCAAAAACTTATAACGCTTGGATTAGTCAGTTAAATGAAATATATAAAAACGGTTTAGATTGAGTATTGATGATGTACACAAATGGGAACAAGCGGTTATTATCTTATTAAATTTTGATGGATGGGAACTTGAGTGGTGTGGTGGTGGATATGAGCACTATGATGCAAAAGGTAAAACACCTAAAGGTTTTGATTGTGTAGTAGAGATGAAGTTTAGAAACAAATACTACGAAGATAAAATGTTGGAAAAATATAAGTATGACCAATTAATGAAAATGGATGATAGTATTGTAAAACTTTATTTTATAAATGACCCTAAGGTAAATTGTTTATTTTGGCTTAATGATTTAGAGATGCCTGAGCCTGTTGATATGTGGTGTCCTGATACAACTTTATGGAGCAGCAAAAAGGTAAAAAAACCTTGTTATTTAATTAATGAAAATTTTGCTAGTATAATTAATTGTAATGATGGCTAGTTTATTAATATTTTTTAATATCTTTAGATATGGAATTAAATAAACTTAATATGTATAAAAAATTTAATGCTTTAGAAGATGTTGAGTTAAATACTAATTTACTTATTATCCAAGAAATAACTGCAAAATGGTATAAAGCTAGACCTGATAATTTAGATTTAAAACTATTAAAAGATGCAGTACTGAAAATAACACAAATAAGCAATAAGTTAAGTTATGAGAAAAGTTTGTACTACAAAACTATAGAAGAGTATAGAGCAGATAAACTTAGGGCAATAGAAAGAGCAAGAAGAGCAGAACAAGAATTACTTAAATACAGAGAAAAACTAAAATTATGAGCAAAAAAGAAAGACACTTCCACGAAGATTATTACAAAGTATTAGAGAAATGCACCAAAGCAGAACTAATTACTAAGCTAGAAGATTTCGATAAAAGCAACAGACGTACAGAATGGAAACTAGATATGAGTGGTGAGTATAAAATAACCATTTACAAAAATAAAAAACAGGTACAGGAATTAAATTTTACTTGGGAAGATAATCCACACGGATGTAGATGGGATGAAGTAAAAGACTTAGAACATTCGTTGATGGCTGCCTATCAAGATTACGATAGTTTAGTTGAAAGTGAAATACTAATTAAAAATGATTGGGATGAGCGACGCTAATACTATAAAACTTTTAGATGGTTCTATTTGGAGCAAAGAAGAACTAATACACAATATGGACAATGATGAGTTTTACTATAAGCTATGTGGTAAAAATATGCTCAGTAGTTCTAGTGCTAAACTATTATTAGATTCTTATAAAAAATATTACTTTATAACTAAGTATGGACAATCAGAATCACAGGCTTTAAGAGATGGTTGGTTGTTTCACACAGCCATATTAGAGCCAAAAGTTTTTGAATCACAAGTATTTGTAGATGTACAAAGCAAAGCATCAAAGGCATATAAATTAGCGGTAGAAGAAAATGGCAAGGCTTTTACATTTAAAGAAAGAGAGTCAGCGGAAAGATTAGCAGATGCATTTTTAAAAAATAGTAAGTTAGTTTCATATTTAAACAAAGCACAATTTGAAGTGCCAATAGCAGGAGAGGTTATGGATATGCCATTTAGAGGAAAAGCTGATATAATAACTAAAGATGGTGGTATTATAGATTTAAAAACTACTACCAATATTAGAAACTTTAAACACTCAGCACGAAACTATTCCTATGACCTACAATGTTACATTTACTGCAACTTATTTAACGTAAGCTATAAAGACTTTTTATTCATTGCAATAGATAAAGACTCATTAGTACCAAAAGTATGTGAGGTAAGTGAGGAGTTTTATTACGATGGAGAAAGAAAGTGTGAACAAGCAATAGAAGAGTATATAAATAACGTAAAACAAGATTTAAATGAATATACACTATGGGAGACGCTATAAAATCTAAAAAGAAAAAATACAATAAAACTAAGAAAGACCTTAACTATGATTACATAAATAATATATCAACTTTTATAAAAGAAATAAGTAATATTAATCCTTTTCAAAACACAAGAAAACGAGAGGTAATAGAAATAAGGTCTTTGCTTATATACATAATGAGAGATATTGAGGGAATGACATATGAATCAATTAAAAATTATTTTATTAAAAAAGGTAGGAAAATGGACCACGCAACAGCATTACATTCTTATGTAAACTATCCTATCTATTCACGTTACAATAAAAAATTAGACGAGTATTTTAATAAGTTGCTTGATGCATCTACTACAGAGAAAATTAGAAAACAAAAAGCAAAAAATATTATAGACCAAAATGACCCTGCAATAGCAGAATTATTTATTTATATGTGTGAAAAAAATACAATTGATGAACTACAACAATGACTTTAAATACGATTTAAAAATAGGTCAAATTGCTGAAAGGGATTTAGGACAGTTATTCGACTATAGTTCCATAGAAGTAAAAAGAGATTTTTTAGCATTAAAAACAGGAAACGTATATGTTGAATATAAAAGTAGAGGCAAGTTAAGTGGTTTGTCAATCACAAAATCTGATTGGTATGCTTTTGTGTTGTCTGAAAAAGTTATAATATTTATTAAGACACAAAAATTAAAACAAATATGTAAAACAAAAGGTAAAATCAAAGCAGGGGGAGACAACAATACAAGTGAAGGAGTAGTTTTGCCAATTAAATATTTATATGATGAAAGTTAAAATAAATGAAATAAAACCTAATCAAAATAATCCTAGGTTAATAAAGGACTATAAGTTTAAAAAACTAGTTGACAGCATAAAGGAGTTTCCTGAAATGTTAGAGAAAAGACCTATTGTAGTAGATGAAGATATGATAGTGCTTGGAGGTAATATGAGGCTTAAGGCTTGTCAAGAAGCAGGATTAAAAGAAGTAGATATATTAATAGCAAAAGGTTGGACAGAACAGCAGAAGCAAGAATTTATCATTAAAGATAATGTAGGCTTCGGTGAATGGGATTGGGATATATTAGCAAATGATTGGGACAACTTACTGTTAGAAAAGTGGGGATTAGATGGAGTAAAGTTTGATTGGGATAATTTAGATTATATTGAAGAGGCAGAAAAGAAAGATGATGCTAATGAAAGAGTTGTTATAGTTCTTGATGAGACTAATAAAGAAAAAAAATCTGAGATAACTGAAAAGATTACTATTTGGTTAGAAGAAAATTTTAAAGGATGTGAAGTCAAATAACACACACTTTAACATATTAGTTAGCTACGCTTATACAGGTAAAGCACCAAAGTTCAATGATGCTGTAATGAATGAAAGCGTAAAGGGTAATGCCAATGTAATGATTGATAGCGGTGCTTTTACTATATACAATGCAAAAAAAGTGTCTAAGCTAAACCTTGATAGTTATTGTACTTATTTAGAAACAAACGCACATAAGGTAGAAAAATATGTAATGCTTGATGTTATTAAAAACGAACAAAAGACAAGACAAAATTATCACACAATGTTAGACAGAGGATTTAATCCTATGTATGTTTTTACTGAGTATGATAATGATTGGGAGTTTCTTAATGAAGCAGTACAAAATCAAAAACATTTATGTGTCGCAGGTGGTGTTACAAATAGAGGAGATTGGATGTTAAAAAGGTATCAAGATGTGTACAAAAATAGCAAAGCAGATATACACGCTTTAGGATTTGTACAATACAATGATATATTTAGATTGCCTTTACATTCTGTAGACAGCAGTAGTTGGTTGCAATCAAGTGAGGTGTATGGTATATTAAATTGGTTTGAAGATAAAATTAAGTCCGTTAGATACATAGACATTTTAACTAAAAAAAAGAAAATGCCAATAGGTTTAAAACAAGCCTTAGAAGAACTAAAGGTAACGCCTAAGGACTTTAGTGATTTAGACAACCATAAGGGAGCAAGAAGTATAGGAACAATGTTAAACGCTGTTGCATATACAAAGTATCAACAATATGCTAAAAGGTTAGGATTGAATTTATTTTTAGCAATAGCAAATACACATCAATTAAATGTGCTACTTTATATAAATAATAACTTAGACAACATAAATTATAATCAATGGAAGCAAAAACACTAATAGTAGTTAATATTATAGCTGAAGGTGTGCATCAATGGAAAGATTGTGACATTAAAGAAGTAGAATATCTTTTAAACTTACACAGGCATAACTTTTATATCAATGTAAAAAAAGAGGTAAGCCACGATGATAGAGATATAGAAATAATAAAGTTTAAAAAACAAATAATAAACTACTTACACAAAAGGTTTTGGAATTTAGAAATGCAATTGCTAGACTTCCAATTGTTAAGTTGCGAACAAATAGCAAAAATAATATACAAAGAGTTTGACTGTTATTCAGTTGAGGTATTAGAAGACAACGAAAATGGAGCAATAGTATTATGAAAAACATATGGTATTTTGGCTTAGAGCCACTAAAAGAAAGATACACTTATCAATTATCTAATATTTGGATGCCAAAAGCATTTGAAAAGTATGATGTTAATTTTATACCTGTCAAGGGAGAACTTCAAACAGGAAAAGAAATTAGGGTAGGTGCTGTGTTAGATGCAGTAGGTAGAGGGCAATATAGTTTGAGTCAATGCAATAACTTCCTAGATAAAATTAGGACATCAAAAGTAAAAGATGGAGATGTTATTTTTTTACAAGACTATTGGACATCAGGTATTGATTCTATTTTTTATGCTTTAGATTCCTATGGTTATAAAAATATAAAGGTGTATGCAATGTTACACGCACAGTCAGTAGATGAGTATGATTTTACCTATGTGATGAAAGATTGGATGAGGTTTTATGAACTAGGTCTTGATAATAGAATGACAGGTATATTTGTTGGTAGCACCATACATAAAGAGCAACTAAGAGCAGCAGGATTTAAAGCACCAATACACGTTGTTAGTTTACCTTTAGACGTACAAGATGTTCTTAAAACTGCTCCTGATATTAGAATTAAAAAAAACAACGTTATATATACTAGCAGATTAGATAAGGAAAAAAATCCTTACTTCTTACTTGAGGTTGCAAAAAAGTTTCTAAAACAAAATCAAGATTGGAATTTTATATTAACAACAAGTGGAACAAATTTTAGAAGTAGTGTAAAAGGAGTAGTAGAAGATTTAGAAAATTATGCCAAACAAAACAAAAGATTTGTTCTAAAGAAAAATTTAACTAAACAAGAATATTACTACGAATTGAGTGAGGCAAAAATACAATTTAATTGTTCTCTACAAGACTATGTTAGTTGGACAGCATTAGAAGCAGATGCGTTTAGATGTAATTTAGTTTATCCTAACTTTAGAAGTTTTGAAGAAATGTATCATTTAAAAAATAAATACACACCATTTAGCATTGATTCTGCAGTTAAGGCTTTAAATAAATCAAAAGATAAAAATGATAAAAATAAAGTAGAACTAGCTATATTATCAGATTGGGGTAGAAGATTAGAAGCACACATAGTTAGTAATGATTATGATGGTGCTGAATTAAATATTTGGCACGAGTATGAATATATTAAAAGGATTATAAATGATTAAAATCAGAAAAAAATATCACTTTTACGCAGGGCATAGAAATAAAAATGCAGGAGAAAAATGTGGCAGGTTACACGGACACACCTATGATGTAGTATGTGAGTTTAAGTTTACCGAAATGAAAGATGGTGTCACTATGTTGTTTTCAGATATAGATAATATAGCCGAACCTATTATAAAAAAATATGACCACTACTTTATTTTATTTGAAGAAGACCCATTAGTAGATGTATTTAGATTAGCAGACGAGCCATTTATATCTGTACCATTTGAAACAAGTGCAGAGAATATGGCTATATGGATATTCAATAGAATAAAAAACGAAGGCAAATTACCTATAACTAGAATAGAATTAGCCGAAACAAAATCAAGCACAATTATATATGAAGAAGTTAGCAATTAGCGAAGTGTTCTACTCCATACAAGGGGAAGGCAAAACAGTAGGAGTGCCAAGTGTATTTGTTAGACTAGGAGGCTGTAATTTAATGTGTGGAGGAATGGGTACTCAATTTGATGGAGAGTTACACAATGATGCTGAGTGGAGATGTGATACAGTTGAGGTGTGGATGAAAGCACAGAGCAAAGAGATGCAGGATGTTTTAGATGAGGAATGTATAGAAGCTATAAAAAATGGCGCACATATTATTTTAACAGGTGGAGAGCCTACAATGCAACAACCGGCATTAGAGGAATTTATTAAGTATGTAAAGTTTAGTTTAAATGTAGATGCGTTTTTTGAAGTAGAAACAAATGGCACAATAATGCCTAGTGATTTTTTATTAAATAATATCGGTCTTTGGAATTGTAGTCCGAAACTAACTAACAGCGGAAACGACAAAAGCATAACATACAAACCTGATGTAATAAAAGAACTAAACAAGCATAACACTATTTTTAAGTTTGTAGTCAACTCTGAAAAGGAATGGCAAGAAATAAAAGACGATTACTTATTCTTAGTAGATAAGAAAAAAGTATATTTAATGCCTGCAGGTGAGAATCAAGAACTGCTTAATGAAAACAAAGAGACAGTTGTAGAACTAGCAAAGAAGAATCATTTAAATTTTACAACTAGATTACATATAGAAATATGGAACAAGAAAACAGGAGTTTAAAAACTAATATAAGTTGGAAAGAAATATATAACAGACTCAGTTATCTAAAATCTGCTTACGAGCCTAACACAAAATACTATGGTGTACCTAGAGGTGGACAAATAATAGCAGGTATGTTAGGTAATGCAGTAGACACAATAGAACAAGCTGATGTAATAGTAGATGATTTAATTGATAGTGGAGCGACACTAAAACAATACAAAAAATACAATAAACCATTTGCAGCATTAATAGATAAAAGACAAGAGTATAAAGGAGAGTGGATAGTATTTCCTTGGGAGAATCATAATGGTAATGTAGAAGATAATGTCACAAGGCTATTGCAATACTTTGGAGAGGATGTCACTAGAGAAGGACTACAAGAAACACCTAAGAGATATGTTAAGTTTTTTAAACAGTTTTTAACTATACCTGATTGGAACTTTACCACATTTAGTAGTGAGGGATATGATGAAATGATAGTTCAAACTAATATACCTTTTTACTCATTATGCGAACACCACATAGCACCTTTTTTTGGTTATGGTCATATAGCTTACATACCAAAAGATAAGATAGTAGGACTAAGTAAATTAGCTAGAACATTAGATTTGTTTGCTCATAGGTTACAGAACCAAGAAAGAATAACTACACAGGTAGCTGAATTTTTGCAAGACAAATTAGAAGCCAAAGGAGTAGCAGTATCATTATCTGCTAAACATATGTGTATGGAAATGAGAGGAGTAAAAAAGCACGACACTTGGACAACAACTACTAAACTAATAGGAGCGTTCAAAGATAGTAATGAAGCTAGATTAGAATTTTTTAACTCAATTAAGAAATGAACAAAACCGAACAACATAAAAAGGCAGTAATAGAAGCCTTAGAAAAATCCTTAGGGGTAGTTACCACAGCTTGTAAGCAAGTTGGTATAGGTAGGACACAATTTTATGAGTGGTTAAAAGACCCTGAGTTTAAAGCTGAGGTAGATTCAATACAAGACATTGCTCTTGATTTTGCTGAGAGTCAACTGCATCAACAAATTAAAGGAGGCAATACTGCTGCAACTATATTTTATTTAAAGACTAAAGGCAAAAGGAGAGGCTATGTAGAACGACAAGAAATAACAGGTGCTGAGGGTCTGCCTAACGATATTAGAATCAATATTATAGAAAGTGGTGAAACAATCCACGATTGATACAAATGTTGTATGTAAGCATCTACTAAACTCTGACAAAAAAATAATAGTAGAGCAAGGTGGTACACGCTCGGGCAAAACATATAACATACTTATTTGGATTATATTTTATTACTGCCCTGAGAATAGAGGCAAGACTATAACTATATGTCGCAAAACTTTTCCCTCACTTAGAGCCTCTGTGATGCGAGATTTTATACAGATATTACAGCAGTATCAAATGTATAGTGAAGAGTCACACAATAAGTCTAGTAGTGAGTACGTTTTATATGGTAACCTAGTGGAATTTATTTCTTTAGACCAACCACAAAAGGTAAGAGGTAGAAAAAGAGACTTACTATTTATTAATGAGGCTAATGAATTATTTTGGGAAGATTGGCAACAGCTTTTATTTAGAACAAAGGAAAAGGTAATAATAGATTACAATCCCTCAGATGAATACCATTGGATTTATGACAAGGTAATACCTAGAGAGGACTGTGATTTTTTTATAACTACCTATTTAGACAATCCATTCTTAGGAGATAGCATCAAGCAGGAGATTCAAAGGCTAAGAGAAACAGACGAACAGTATTGGCAGATATATGGCTTAGGTATTAAAGGGGTAAGCAAGTCGACTATATTCAGATACGTTGAAGTTAATTACATACCTGAAACAGCTAAGTTTCTTTCTTATGGTATGGACTTTGGATATACTAATGACCCTACAACCTTAATAGGTATTTGGATAGATGGTTATAATCTTTATGCTAAAGAGTTTCTGTATCGCACTATGATGACCACTACTGATATAAATAAATTTCTTAGTAGCTTAAATATAGATAGGGAAATGATATGGGCAGACTCAGCCGAAGTGCGTTTAATAGACGAACTAAGAAGGATGGGTTGGAATATTAGACCTAGTATAAAAGGTAGAGATAGTATTAATGCAGGTATAGACTTATTAAAGCGATACAAAATACACTTAACACAAGACAGCAACAATGCCATACAAGAGTTTAGAAACTATAAGTGGGATGAGGACAGAAGTGGTAAGACAATAAATAAACCAATAGACAGACACAATCACTTGATTGATGCTTTACGCTATGGAACTTATAGTATTTTAAGCAAACCTAACTTTGGTAAATACGTTATAAGATAAAATAGTTATTAAAATATTTTGATAACTCAGAAAAAGGTCTTATCTTTAAGTATAATTTTAAAGCAATATTATGAAAACAGATTTTGAAATATTAAAAGATTGGTGGGAGTTTATGACACCGAAAAGATGGTTGCAATCCATTTTATTAGGCATAGGTATGGTAGCTAATATATATATTTGGCTTTATGTATTTGCCTTCTTCAATATTTTTTTATAAATTTAAGAAACAAAGAATAGAAATTATGACACAAGTATTTGAACATTTAGGTTACTCACTAGAGTATTATGTCGATGGTAAGTATATCGGCAGCATCAAGACAGACCAAGAGCCTACTAGCTTTGGTTATGACAGCAGACAGTATTATATTGCTGAGGATAGTTTTCAACTTACCAATGCAATGGGCAAGGTTAAGACTATTAAGAAAGGTAGCAGGTATTATACTGAAGCTATTAGATTATGTGGTAAGGTATTAGGTAGCCACGAAAGAAAAGTAGAATTATTTAGAAACTCTAAAGCCTGGAAAAATGCATAACGGTTGGACAAATTACGCTACTTGGAGAATAAACTTAGAAATATTTGACAATATAGATTCTGATAATTGGGCAGAGGATATAGACAACTTAAGTAAATATGAGTTTGGTCAATGTCTAAAAGAATATGTAGAACAAATGTTAGAGTCAAAGAATGATTTAGCAGAAAGCTATGCCTTAGCATTTATCAATGATGTTAATTGGTCAGAGATAGCAGAACATATTATAGACACATATAAAGAAAACTATTGTTGTGATAATTGCAACGAAAGAATAGACGAGCGATATATGAAAAGTTTCTGCTCCGAAAAATGTGAGAAAGAATATTGGTTATTAGCCGACCATCCAAAAGGCTAAGTTTCATTTGTTTTTTTTGTTTAACTTGGGGCAGCTTTAATAGGCTGCTCTTTTTTTATAAAACTTTTTTTAAATACGTTATACAAGTATGAAGTTACATTTGCAAATACCTGACACCATAGAAGATATTACTCTTAAACAGTATATGGAGTTTGAAAAGGTAAATATTGAAAGCAATCAAGACAGTACCTTTCTTATGCAAAAGACAGTAGAAATATTTTGCAAGGTAGATTTAGAACTTACATTACAAATTAAATTCAACGACCTTAGAGATATTACAAATCATATTTATAGTTTGCTAGAACAAGACACAGATTTAGTTAGTGTGTTTAAATTAGATGACAGAGAGTATGGTTTTATACCTAAGCTAGACGACATAACATTAGGAGAGTATATTGACCTTGACACTTATTTAGGCTCTTGGAAAAATATGCACAAGGCTATGAGTATTTTATATAGACCTATTGAGTACAGAAAAGGCGATAGATATATTATAGAAGATTACAATGGTACAGACAATGCAGACAAAATGCTAGATGTGCCTTTAAATATTCCTTTAGGTGCTATGGTTTTTTTTTGGAATTTAAGAAGCGAACTACTGAGTCTTTCCCTGAATTATACTCGGAAGGAGTTGGGGGAGAATCTGACCTCGGAGCAGTTGCAAACTTTGGAAGTAAATGGGGTTGGTATCAATCAGTCTTTGCACTCGCTAACGGAGATATTGAACGATTTGAAAATATCACAAAACTTTCGGCTTTAAAATGTTTAACTATGTTAGCTTTTATGAAAGAGAAAAACGAACTAGAAGCACAGCAGATAAAAAAAATATATAAATGAAAAAAAAGAAACAAGTAAAAGAAATTAAGTTTTGCAAAGGTGGTAAGTGCAACTGTGACACTAAAAAAACACTTGCTAATATCTTTCCTTATCATTTACCTAATTGCTTAACAGAAGCTGAGTTTGATTCTATTAATACTAATACAACACCTGCGGAAGAATTAGGTTACATATATGGCAGAGTGTTTAATTCAGACAATAGCTACACAGAGAAGCGATACAATCAATTAAAAAGAATAGCAAAAGAATATAAATGAGTCAGCAGGGAACAAGAGCATTTTATCAAATAACTGAAACAATAAAAAACCAATTGTTAGAGGATGTTAATGTCAACACAGTTACTTTTGGCAACATTACTGATATAGATTTAAGTAAACAAACTATGTTTCCTCTTTCACACATAGTAGTTAACAATGTTTCTTTTCCTAATAACACAGTTAGTTTTAATATATCAGTCTTGTCTATGGACATAGTAGACCAAAGCAAAGAGGAAGTTGTAGATATATTTAGAGGCAATAATAACGAACAAGATATACTTAATACGCAGTTAGCTGTTCAGAATAGATTAATGATAGAACTAAAAAGAGGTGACTTATTTACAAGCCAATACCAATTAGAGGGTGTTGCTAGTTGTGAGCCTTTTACAGATAGGTTCGAACATTTAGTAGCAGGTTGGGCACTTACTTTTGATATAATAACTTCTAATGACATCAGTATATGCGATTAGAGGACGTTAGAGAGACTTTAAGAAAGTTTGGGGACTTAGTTATACTTGAAGCTAAAAAAGAACTTAAAACGCAAGGAAAAGACGTTACAGGTAATCTTGGCAATTCTTTAGAAGCTAAGTTAGGAGAGGATGAACAAACATTTATCTTAAACTTCTTAGGATTACAGTATGGTAAGTATGTAGACAAAGGTGTAAAAGGAGCGGTAAAACCTTATGGTGGTAAAGATGCAGCGAAACAACCATACGATAAAAAAACTGTATATGCTTACACAGATAAAATGCCACCACCTAGTAAGTTAGATAAATGGATAGTAAGAAAAGGACTAGCACCAAGACAAAAAGGTAAGTTTACAGGCAGAAAGATTAGCACAGTAGGATTTGAAAAGTCTATACAATTTTTAGTAGCAAGAAGTATTTATAGCAAAGGATTAAAAGCTAGTTTATTTTTTACCAAACCATTTGAAAAGCATTTAAAGAACTTAGAAAAACAATTGTTCAACGAATTTGAAGTATCAATAGATAAAGTATTTAAGAAATGAGTACAAAAATTAATGTTAGAAGTCCATTCTATTTAAGTTATTCAGAACCTACAGAACCGAGTGTAGAACTTACCTGTGCGTTAATTAACTTAAATAATTTTAGTGTAGACCAATTTGGGGAACTAACATTACCTAATACAACTTATGGAACGATACTATCCTACACTTCTACGGATGGAGATTTTAGTGATGGTAGATTTTCAACAGTAGGAACTGCAACAAGTAGAACAGTAACCTTTACTATTTCTATTCCGCCTAACTTTAGTAATGCATCAGATGATACTATAGATTGTACTGCAACTGCAACGCAACCTGTGTTTACTTGTACAGGAGGTGTAACAACAAATGGTTCTATACCTAATCAATCAATAGACACTCAAGGAGATACAGTAACAATAGATTTAAGTTCTTACTTTACACAAGGTACTGACCCAATACAGAGTTATAACATACTAAACAACTATCCTGACTTTTTTACTACTATACTAACAGGGAATGATTTAGAGATAATAGGAGGTTATAGAGCAGGAGTTAAAAACTTATATGTAACTGCTTCTGATGGAGATGATTTAACTTGTAACGCAACACAATCAATACAAGTAACGACAACTGCACAAGAAACATACGACTGTGATGATTCATATTTATCAGGTGGTACTATAGCACAAGATGGAACTATAACAGACCCTGATGTTAATGGAACAGTAGCGTCTAAAAGTTTAACAAGTGGAGGTGCGCATATCACTTCATATAGTGCAAACAACACAGGGAGTGCGAGAGATGTTACATTATTCTTTGATATAACAGTACCTGCAGGATATTCTAATGCAGGAGCAGAGGTAATATGTTCTAAGACATTTAGTCAACCTAGTAGTGCATTACCAACTTTTGATTGTGAGGTAGCAGGTTTATCAGGACAAGCAATAACATCTACAGGTATTATTTCAGTAGGTCGAGCAAGAAATGGTTTTATTACAAACCTAAGTCCTATAAAATTTGATACAGTATCATCTAGTACAGAAAGAACAGTAAACTTTGAAGTTACTGCACCATCTAGTGGTTACAATAACAATAGCGCAAAGATAACTTGTAGTGTAACAATGACCCAACCTCCATCAGTCGCAGTTCTAAGTTGTGGAGATGCAAATTGGTATATAGATACTGGACAAGATTTTATGACAGTAGACCAAGTAGAGGCAGCTTTTCCTTTAGGATACCCTGCTTATTGGAATAATGTAGCTTTAAGTGTTGAAGCAAGATACAATACATACGGAACAAGTAATAATGCTACTTTTGCTAGTAATGCTAATCAGCAAGTATCATTACATTCCATCTATATAGAACAAAACATTAATAAACCAGTCTGTATAGGGCACGATGATGCTACAACGCAAATCAATGTACGGAGAACAAACTCACAGAACCCATCAGGAGGTAGATACTACAGGGTAACAAGACAGAACGAAGGTATAGCACCACCATTACCAAAAAACGTTGTAGAATCTTATTATATAAAACAAGAAACAAATGGTGTTATAAGCGAAATCTGGTTTGTAGAATGGGAACTTGGAAGGTTTAGACGAATAGATAATTTAACCTAATTATGGCAATCAAGACAGTAGATTTAAAAATATATATATACGAAGGTACAGTAGGGTCGTATGTAACAACTGACCTTAAATATGAAATACAAAAAGAAATCTTGACAGGAGATACTAATGTAGTATTTGAGATTGCAGAACTTGTACGTGATTATCTTAAAACAGATTTTAACAATGACTATCTAAGTCAAGCGGTATGGGTTACAACAGTAGCTACAATCTTAGATGAAAACGATATTGTATATACTTATGGTTCTCCTGTAAGTGATAACTATTTAGCAGTAAATGGGTTTGGGTATTTTGAAGATGAAATAAATCCTGAACTACAAAGACACGCATTAATGACTGCAAACACAATATACTTACCTGAAGGTGTTGCAGGAAAACTACCAATATTTGCCGAAGGAGTTGGTAAGGTTACAATAGATTCAACAGATACAGAAATAACAGATAGTGGTAATACAAACCAAAAAATACAATACGTTACAATACCTGCAGATAGTAGCACTATACAAGTTTACGATACAGACGATACAACACTACTTAAAACTATAAACGTAAATAATGTGTGCGAACCAAAATTCACTCCTTACAAAGTTACTTTTATAAACAAGTATGGAGCGTTCCAAGATTTATATTTTTTTAAGAAATCAACTGAATCATTCAATGTAACGGACGAAAAGTTTAAACGAAACACGATTGAAAACGCGACAGTCACATATCCGAAATACGGTGGTCAAGAAGAAAGGTACAACACCAACGCAAGAAAAAGCATTTCTTTAAACACAGGGTTTATAAATGAAGATAGTAATAGTACAATAGAAGAACTGTTTTTATCAGAAAGCGTATGGATAAGACAAGATAGTAGTACACTTCCTATAGTACCTACAAGCAAATCACTAACATTAAAAACATCAGTAAATGACAAATTAGCAAACTACACAATAGATTTTGAATTTGCGTTTAATAAGATAAACAATGTACGATAATGCTAAACCTACAACTATATATAGAAGGTCAGGAAGTAGATTTATTTCAAGATGAATCAGTTACACTTACACAAACCCTACAGGATGTAAAAGACATAGAGAAGGTTTTTACGGACTTTTCTAGGTCGTTTAGTGTACCTGCATCTAAAACAAATAACAAGATATTTCAACACTTCTATGATTACCATATTATAGGATTTGACGCACGTAAAAAAAAAGAAGCAGAACTATACTTAAACTACAAACTATTTAAGAAAGGAAAAGTAAAATTAGAAGGTGCATCAAGAAGAGACAACAAAGCACACACTTACAAACTTACATTCTTTGGTAATGGTATAAATTTAAAAGACCTATTAGGAGAAGATAAACTAGATGCACTTGCAATGCTGAAAGACGATGCGTTTAAGTTTACATATTCAGATGCTAATATTAGGTCTTATATGAGTGGGGGTTTGGATATTACACATTCAGGTGTTACGTACACAGATGCTATTTTGTTTCCTCTTATAACGCACACTAAAAGACTTGTTTACGATTCTGCAAGTGGTTCAGCTTATGACAATACAGATACTCAAAATAACATAGCATACGAAGCAGGAAGCACACACGGACTACAACTATCTCAATTAAAACCTGCACTTAGGATATATCCAATAATAAAAGCTATTGAGGAACAATACGGAATTACGTTTAGTACTGATTTCTTTAATACTACAAATGAACCTTTCTACAATCTTTATTTGTGGCTGCATAATAAAACAGGAGGTCTCTTTGAAAATGAAGGTAATGTAACACCCGTAGGAAACTTTAGTTTAGGATATGTTAACGGTTCTACAATAGATTTATTTTCAAACAATTTTGATACACCACAAGCAGACCAAGTTGGAACAGTAGCAGGAAGAAAAGAACGCAGGATGGATATAACTATTGTGCCTTCCGTTGCTGATGAATTTAACTTCATTATATATAAAAATGGAGAAGTATATGAAAGGTATGATAATATTTCAAGGGATGCCACAACGCTAGAGTACAGGGATATTAGACAACTTGTATTAGAGGCAGGAAACTATACTTTTGCAATAGAATCAGATACACCCAGCACCTACGACTTTAGAATATATATAGAAAGAGATGGTTTTGGTACGGATGATGTTTTCTTTACTGCGGATGCAGAGGTGCTAACAGATGTACAATTTAGACCTGCAAATCAATTACCTGATATTAAGGTTTTAGACTTTTTAACTTCTTTGTTTAAGATGTTTAATCTTACATCTTTCCAAAACGATGCAGGTACAATAGAAGTCAAAACATTAGATGATTTCTATGCTAGTAGTTCTGTAATCCACGATATAACAAAGGACTTGGATAAAACCGAATCAAGTGTAGATTCCGTATTACCCTATAAGCAAGTCAATCTAAGATACGATGGACAAGATAACTTCTTTGCAAAAAACCATAGCGAACTATTTAATCAAGAGTGGGGTACATTACAATACAGAGCAGCAGATAAGTTTGAAGGGCAGTCATATACTATTACAGTACCTTTAGAACATTTTAAGTACGAAAAGTTAAAAGATATTAATGGAGGCACATTCACAGATTTGCAATGGGGATGGAGTGCAGATGTAAAGCAAGAACCAAATCTTGGTAAGCCTTTACTATTTTATCCTATACAACAAAATGAAACAATAGGTGTAATAGAAAGTGATGGAGATTTAGTATCACACACAGGTGTGTTTGTACCATCTAATTCTGTAAGTCTTACAGATTCTAAAAACTTAAACTTTAATGCAGAGATAAATGAGTTTGGTTTAGTTCCTTACAATCAAACGTTATTTGATACTTATTACAAAAACTACGTACAAGAGATATTTGACCCACAAAGAAGATTAACATCTGTAAGTGCATATCTACCTTTGTCTATGTTAATGAATTTATCGTTAGCAGATGATATAAGAATATTTGACAACCTTTACAGAATAAATAAAATAACAACAAACTTTGAAACATTAAAATCTAAGTTAGAGTTAATAAACAAAAAAGAGGATGCAGGAGCAGTCATAGAAGTAGACCCTATAGTACCTGATAGATTCGTGCCTGTTAGAACTTGTATTACTGTTGATTCTACTACTATTTATTCAGATAGTGCAACATTAAGAGTAGATGCTTCTTGTTTCTACGATGGTGTAGATGTTACCTCTACAAACGAACCAATCCCTGATACGGTTTATCCACATAACGAGCCTGTACAGACTTTAATAGATGAACCTGTTATTGTTACAAAAGCATCAATTAGTGCAGTTGGTTCAAAAGATAGCACATCTAATTCTGTTTATTTATCACATAAAATAAATAGTCTAGGTACGATTTCAAACACACCTAATATTGATGAATATGGATTTTTATATACAACAGACGCTGCAAATTTCGATACACAAAATATCGATGACTTGAAAGCAAAAGCAGGAATTGATGTAGCTGCGTTTACAACAACACAACAAAATAAGAATGTAAATCCAAATATTGTAAATTATCAAGTAACAAGTGTTTCTAGTGGTACTATTATATATTTTAAATTTTACGCTAGAACTAACACATCAAGCAACTACGCATTTGCAGATACATTATCTGAATTAAGAAATACTACAACACTATTATGATACAAAACATATTAGACTTATTAGAAATAGCAAAGCAAAATCAACTTACAGGAGAGTATGTTGAAATAGCTTTAGGCAAAAATAAATACCCTGAAACTATAAAAGAGGGATATAAAATGTTAAAACAAGAGTTATGGCAGAGAAAATAATTGACCTAAAATTAAACGCAAAAGAAGCTATTACTCAGATACGAACTCTTGATGAGGAAATAGTAAAACTTGAAGATAATGTAGCAGATGCTCAAAGGGAACTTCTTAAAATGGAAGCTGAACTTAGTAAATTAGGAGGTTCAGGTAAAGAGTTAGCGAGAAGAAAACAATTAAATGATAAGATAGAAAAAACTAAAAATCTTATTAAACAGGAAAACCTAGCACTAAAACAAAGTAAAAAGGCTAAGACACAACTTAATAATGAAAATGCTAAGTTTAATAAAAAACTAAAAGAACAAGCTAAGGCTCACAATGAAGTATCTAAAGGCATAACTAAAACTATAGGAGGTACTTCAGTATTAGATAGAGCAACAGGAGGACTCTTTAGTAAGTTTACAGGACTAGCACAAGGTCTAAGAGCAGCTACACAAGGTATGAAGTTATTTAAGGTAGCTTTAATTGGAACAGGTGTAGGTGCTTTAGTAGTTGCATTAGGGTCTTTAATAGCAGCTTTTCAAGGAAGTGAAGAAGGACAGAATAAATTAACAAAAGCACTTAATCAAGGCAAAGCTATTATTGCTAATACTATTGAATTGTTTTCAAAATTAGGAAATGGTATAACAAACACATTTTCTGCAATAGGTAATTTCTTAACAGGTAAAGGAAGTATAAAAGACATAGGAGAAGCTGTAAGCGATACTTTTGATACTGTAAGCGAAAAGGTCAGCAACTTTAGTAAAGACATCAAAGAAGATATTAAAGCAGCAGGAGAATTGTCTGATGCTATTGCTAAAGCAGATAAGATAGATAGAAAGTTAATAGTAGAGAGACAAAAGGCAAATGCTAAGGTTAATGAACTAAGAACAAAAGCATATAACACAGAAAAATATAACGCAGAAGAAAGAATAAAATTTTTAGAAGAGGCTATTACTATCGAAGATGGTATTACTAATAAAGAAATAGAAGCTGCAAGATTAAGGTTTGAGGCTAAGAAGAAGGAAAATGATATGACTTCCTTAGCTAGAAAAGAAGACCTTGATGAACAAGCTGAACTTGAAAAGAAAGTATTTGAGTTAGAAGCTAAAAAAATAAACAGACAAAGAGAGGTACAGAATCAGCGACAAATGTTATTAAGAAAACAAAAAGCTGAGGAAGATAAAAGAATAGCGGAAGAACAAGCTAAAGAACAAGATAGGCTAGATGCTTTACAAGAAATTAGAGATGAGTACACACAATTAGAGTTAGAGAAAAAAGCTGTTACTGAACTTCAAAAAGTAGAGTTAGAAGAAGCTAATAAATTAGCAGAACTAGAGGCTCTTAATGCTAGTGAGGAAGCTAAACAACAAGTAATAGATTATTACTATTCTTTAAAAGATGAGGCAAGACAAGCAGATGCTCAAAAAGAAATAGATGCAAAAAAACAAGTAGCAGAAGCCGAAGCACAAATTCAAAAACAGAATATAGATAACATTGGAGCAGGATTTGCTTTACTTTCTCAATTAGCAGGTAAAAATAAAAAATTACAAGCGGTTGCATTAATTGGACAAAGTGCTGCAGGCATAGCAAAGACTGTAATCGAAACACAAGCAGCAAATGCAACAGCAACTGCCCAAGGTGCAGCATTGGCAATACCAACCGCAGGTGCATCTGTTGCAGCAGCAACAGGTATAGTAGCTGCAAATAATATATCTGCAGGAATAGGTATAGCGGCTAATATAGCAGCTACTGTTAAAGGATTACAAGCATTAGGAGGAGGCGGTGCACCTAAAGGGGGAGATATTAAAGGAGGCAGAGGACAATCTAATGTACCTGCATTTAATGTAGTAGGCGCAGCACCTGAAAATCAACTTGCACAAGCAATAGGCGAACAAGAACAAAAACCTGTAAAGGCATTTGTAGTAACTAACGAAATAACAAACGCACAAGCATTAGAACGTAATATAGAGCAAGGAGCATCAATAGGATAAGTTATTTAAAATAGAAATAAATTATGAAAATAGTAGAACTTATAATAGACGAAAACGACGAGTTTAATGGAGTAGAAGCCATTAGTATAGTCGAAAATCCTGCAATAGAAGAAGATTTTGTTGCATTAAAAAGGCAAGAAGAAATTAAATTAGCAGAAATAGACTCCGACAAAAAGATACTAATAGGTGCTTTATTGATACCTAATAAGCCTATATACAGACGTAATGGCGAAGAAGAGTACTATATATATTTTAGTCGTGATACTGTGCTTAGAGCCTCTCAAAAGTACCTTAAAAGCGGTAATCAAAAAAATAGCACTTTAGAACATCAAATGAACATACAGGGTTTGACACTAGTTGAATCTTGGATTAAAGAAGATATGGTACACGATAAGTCAGTTAAATATGGTATGGAAGTACCTGTGGGAACTTGGATGGGTACAGTTAAGGTTGACAATGATGAAATTTGGAATGAATATGTTAAGACAGGTAAGGTAAAAGGATTTAGTATTGAAGGTTACTTTGCTGACAAAGCTGAGTCTCCACAAGAAAAAGGAATAAAAGACAGTCTAAGTGAGCAAGAGGAAGCACAAGTTTTAATAGACAAACTGAAAGACTTGTTTAAAGAAGATGACGACCCTTGTTGGGAAGGTTATGAAATGATAGGATATAAAATGCTAGATGGCAAAAAAGTACCTAATTGTGTAAAAATTAAATAATGAGCAGACACTATAAAGGTAGATATTCTTCTCCTAGAAATAATAGAAGAGCCTGTTTATGTAGGGATGGAAGTTATTCTAGAGATTGTTGTGATGGAGATTACTTTGCACAAGGAATAGGAAATGTAACAGGCGAAGGTATAACAGATGTTATTTACAAATATATTATAGAATCTTGTAGCGATAGCCATAGACACCACGCACATATACATACAACACCTTTAACAGTAGGTAAGGTATATTATTTGGAACTAGAAAATAATCACAATGAGTGTTATACTATTATACAAGAATCAGGAGGCGAGGGCATACACATAGATTCTGCATCTAGCTTATATGATGATTGTGCTACTTGTCAAGCAGATAACTAATGAAAATGCAAAATAAATAACCAATAACGTAATATAAATATGAAAAATCCAGTAGAAATGTTAAAAGAAATTAAAAACCTATTGGGCGTAGAATTATCTGAACAAGTTCAAACAGAACCACAGGTAGTTTTAGCACAATTAAAATTAGACAATGGTACTGTCTTAGAAGCAGACGATTTCTCAGCAGGTAAGGATGTTTTTATCCTAACTGAAGATGAAAGAGTAGCACTACCTAAAGGCGAGTATCAACTTGAAGATGGCAGAACTTTAGAGGTCATAGAAGATGGTGTTATTAATTCAGTAGAAGTTAAAGCTGAAGAAGCACCTGAAGAAATGCCTGAAGAAGATGAAGCAGAACTAGACGAAACTCAATATCCTACAAGAGAAGAATTTGATGCTCTTAAGGAAATGGTAATGTCTATAAAAGAAGAAATGGGAGCGTATGGAGATAAGGATGATGAAAAAGAAATGGAAGAAGCTGAAGAGTTGAAACAAGAACTTTCTAAACCTGCAGCACAACCTATCAAACATAATCCTGAGGCTCAAACTAAAAGAAAAAAAGTGCTTTACTCTCAAAAGAGACCTGTAAACACTTTAGACATTGTAATGAATAAAATCTTAAATAAATAAAATGGCAACAATTACTACTTCAAATGACGTATTAAGAGCGAGAGCAAAACAAAACACAATCTCGGCTGATACAACTATTAAAGACAATCAAGCAGGACAAGAGTTTAACATCGCAACAGATGCATTAACTATTACATTACCTGCTATTACTTCTGAAAACCTAGGTATGGAATTTACTTTTAGAAATACAGGTGCAGATGCGAACAATATTATCACACTAAGTCCTGCTTCTTCAGATGCTATACACGGTACAGTAGGAGCAGTACAATCAGGTGGTGTTGATAATAAAGATTGGATTAACACTAAGGCAACAGCTAATAAAGGCGACTGGTGTACTATCAAAGCAGTAGCACTTACTGATTGGTATTTAACAGGAGGAGATGGCGTTTGGGCATCAGAAGCATAATATAAACTTATAATAAATAGATAATGGCAACAACAACTTCAATAACTACAACTTACGCAGGTGAATTTGCAGGTGAATATATCTCAGCAGCACTTTTATCTGGTAACACATTAGAAAATGGTGGTATCACTATTAAGCCTAATGTTAAATTTAAAGAGGTAATCAAGAAAATTAGTACTGATTCCTTAGTAAAAGACGCTACTTGTGATTTTGACCCTACAAGTACAGTAACCTTAGAAGAAAGAATCTTACAACCAACTGAGTTACAAGTTAACTTACAGCTTTGTAAAAAAGATTTTCACTCTGATTGGGAAGCTGCTCAAATGGGATACAGCGCACACGATAGCCTACCTCCTTTATTCAGCGACTTTTTATTAGGTCACGTAGCTGCAAAAGTAGCACAAAAGACTGAGCAAACTATTTGGAATGGAGCCGCTGCAACAGCAGGAGAGTTTGGTGGATTCAAAGAATTAATGTTAGCTGATTCTGATGTTATCGACGTATCAGGTACTGCTGTTGATTCAGGAGATGTTATCGCTGAATTAGGAAAAGTAGTAGATGCTATTCCATCTAGCCTTTATGGTAGTGATGACTTAACTATCTATGTTTCTCAAAACGTTGCAAAAGCGTATGTAAGAGCATTAGGAGGTTTCGCAACTAACGTAGGAGCATCAGGTATTGATGCACAAGGTACTCAGTGGTACACAAACGGAACACTTTCTTTTGATGGTGTAAGATTGTTTACTGCAAATGGACTTGCTAACAACACTATGGTAGCTGCTGAAAAAAGCAACCTTTTCTTCGGTACAGGCTTAATGTCTGACCAAAATGAAGTGAAAGTAATTGATATGGCTGATATTGATGGTTCTCAAAATGTGAGAATTGTAATGAGATATACAGCAGGTGTACAGTACGGAATCGGTAGCGATATTGTTCTTTACTCAGTATAATTAGATTAACCAATAAATTAAGGGTGGGTGAGCCAATAAGAGCCTACCTGCCCTTTTTTAATTTTAAAAATATATAATATGGCTTGTGATTTAACTAGAGGGCGTAAAGAACCGTGTAAGGACGTAGTAGGTGGTTTAAGAGCAGTTTACTTTACTGATTTCGGAGATTTCGGAACAGTAACACAAACAGGCGACGAAATTACTAATATGTCAGGTACATTTACTGCTTTTAAATATGAAGTGAAAGGGAATAGTAGTTTCGAGCAAACTATTACTTCTTCAAGAGAAAATGGCACAACTTTTTTTGAGCAAACATTAAATCTTACTTTACACAAATTAAGTAAAGAGGACCACGCTGAAATTAAGTTACTTGCTTTTGGAAGACCTCACGTTGCAGTTGAGGACTATAATGGTAATGTTTTTGTTATGGGATTAGAACACGGAGCAGATGTTTCGGGTGGTACTATCGTAACAGGAGCAGCTATGGGAGACCTTAGTGGTTATACTTTAACATTGACAGGACAGGAGTTAAAACCTGCGAACTTTGTTGCTAATCCAACTGCTGCTGACCCATATGATGGTATGACTAGTGCAACTGTAACTATAACAGTAGGAACAAACTCATAATTGTTTTTCATTTGGTAAAAGAGGGGTAGCAGAAATGTTACCCTTTTTTTTTGCAATATTATTAGTTACTTTCGTTATATGAATATGAAAGTTCTAACTACAAGTGCATCAGAGCAAACATTCAAAGTAATACCAAGAGAGTATGTTACTAGTTTGAGTGCAGACATAAGAGATGACAGTTCAAATACTACAACTAATTATACTAGTTTAACAGGTACTGAAAGCCAAAATCATTTGCAGGTAGCTATTACTTTTAACCCTGTTTTAAAAGAGGGTAGGTTTTACGATATGGTACTTAAAAAAGGTGATGGTACTATAATTTATAAGGATAAAATATTTTGTACTAACCAACCTATTGACCAAACTTCAAGCGAAGAATATACTGTTAATAGCGGAACATACACATCAGATACTAGTTTTGATAACGACTTTATTATAATATGAAACAATTTGGAATAGTAAATTTAAGCAACTATACTTCTCCTGAAATTAAGGAAGTTAGAAATAAAGATTGGGTATCTTACGGTCAAGACAATGATTATTATCAGTATTTAATAGACAGATATAATGGCAGTCCTACTAACAATGCAATAGTAAATGGACTGTCTGAAATGATATTTGGTAAAGGACTTAACGCAACTGATTCAGATAGAAAGCCTGAGGAATATGCACAAATGATTTCTTTATTTAAAAAAGATACAGTTAGAAAATTTTGCTATGATTTAAAATTAATGGGTCAATGTGCAATTCAAGTTATTTATTCTAAGGACAGAACTAAGATTGCACAAGTAGAACATTTACCTGTTGAAACTATTAGAGCAGAAAAAGTAAACGAAAATAGTAATCAAGTAGAGGGTTATTACTATCATTCAGATTGGCTAAATGTAAAGCCTAATGACCAACCTCAGCGTATACCTGCTTTTGGTACTTCTAATGAAGCAATAGAAATACTTTGTGTTAAGCCATATAGAGCAGGATTTTATTATTACAGTCCTGTTGACTATCAAGGTGGTTTGCAATATGCAGAACTGGAAGAGGAAATAGCGAACTATCATTTAAATAACATTAAAAATGGACTTGCTCCATCTATGTTAATTAACTTTAACAACGGTATCCCTAATGAAGAAGAGAGAGAATTAATAGAACGTAGAATATATGACAAGTTCAGTGGAAGCAGCGCTGCAGGTAAATTTATCCTGTCTTTTAACGACAATACAGAATCGGGTGCGACGCTTGAACCTGTTCAACTAAGCGATGCTCATAATCAATATCAGTTTCTTTCTGACGAGTCCTCTAAAAAAATACTAGTAAGTCACAGGATAGTATCTCCTATGTTGTTTGGCATAAAAGATAATACAGGTTTAGGAAATAACGCAGAAGAGTTACAAACAGCTTCTATATTAAACAACAATGTAGTTATAAAGCCTTTTCAAGAACTTCTTATAGATAGCTTTAACCAAATACTAGCTTTTAATGGCATTAGTTTAAACTTATATTTTGAAACATTACAGCCATTAGAATTTAATGAAGAAGTATTAGATAGCACTAATATAACAAGTGAAGAAAAAGAAGAAGAAACAGGTGTAGAAATGTCTAAGTATAATTTTGTAAGCGACAAGGTGTTTGATGCACTTACTCAATTAGGCGAAGATGAAGATTTAGAAAATTGGGTATTAGTTGATGAAAGAGAGGTAGACTATGACCAAGAAGAAACATTAGATAAAATGATTGGCTTGGCATCTACAGGAGTAGCTAGACCAAACGCATCTAGTGAGCAAGATACTAGTGTTGATAATATGAAGTTTAAAGTGCGTTATCAATATGCTCCACTAAAAGCAGATGAGGAAAGTAGAGATTTTTGTTCTAGAATGGTCAAAGAAGCAAAACTATACAGAAAAGAAGATATTATTAAAATGGGTGAGATGCCTGTAAATGAGGGTTGGGGTCCTGAAGGTGCAGACACCTATGATATTTGGCTCTACAAAGGAGGAGGCTCGTGTAGGCATTTTTGGATGAGAAAAACATATATGGCAGTAGACGTTGCTCCTGATGTTAAAAATCCTAATGCTGAGGTTAGTGTTAATGAAGCAAAGAAAAAAGGCTTAAAACCACCTAAAAATGAGTCTGAGGTAGCTAAAAGACCTAGAGACTTAGATGAGAAAAAAAGAGGTTTCTTAGAGCCTAAAAATTGGACTACTAAACAAGACAAAGCATTTGACTAATGGCAACAGCACTATTTATATCAAGAACAGATTTAGTAAAAAACACTATTTTAGATGGTAATGTTGATACTGATAAATTTATACAGTTTATAAAAATTGCACAGGAAATACATATAAGAAACTTTCTTGGTAGTAAACTATACGACAAAATTAGTGCAGATATATTAGACGATGATTTAGCAGGTGCGTATCTTACATTAGTAAACACATATGTGCAGCCTATGTTGATACATTATGCTATGGTTGATTATTTGCCTTTTGCAGCATATCAAGTAAAAAATGGTGGTGTATTTAAGCATATAAGTGAAAATGCAGAAAGTGTAAGTAAAAATGAAGTAGATTATTTAGTAAATAAGGAAAGAGAATTTGCAGAATATTACACAAGAAGGATGATTGATTACGTTACATATAATATAAGCAGTTTTCCTGAGTACAATACAAATAATAACGAGGATGTATATCCTGACAAAGACAGCTTATTTAACGGATGGGTATTATAAAAAAGTACAAACCAAAACAAGTAAATATAGTTAAGTTAAAAAATTTCTTAGCTAAAATAGAAAAAGTAAAGAATGGCAAATAACATAAATTGGGGAAAAATATACTGCGAAATGGTTGCTAAAGATGGCTTTGGTAGCGATACTGCATTTTCTACTAATTTTATTCCTGACATTTCAGCACCAAGCTGTTGGGACACTTTTGAGTTAAGAGCAGATTTAACACAAATCTCAGGAACACCATTTAGAGCAGATACAATAAATTATAGAGCAGACGCAACACAAAAATAAAACTAATTAATTATGGCAAAGCAAACAATCGGAGTAGGTTCAGCACCAAATGACAACACAGGTGATTTTATACGAGATGCTTTTATAAAAGTAAACGCAAACTTTGACGAACTGTATTCAGACGATGCCGCAGATGTTAATTCGGTAAACGGTGCAACTGGAGTAGTTGTATTGGATTCGGACGACATTTCTCAAGGTTCAACAAATCTTTACAACCAAACACATACGGGTGATGTTACAGGTTCAACTACATTAACTATTGCAAACGATGTAGTGGACCACGATAATTTAGATGGGAGATATACTGAAGTACAAGATATTGCAACAACAAGTGGAACTATTAATCTTGATGCATCTTCTTATGCTGCGTTTAATCTTACAGGAAATTTGACTACTGCTACTTTAAATATACAAGGCATAAAAACAGGCCAAGTAATAGATATCTTACTTTCAGGTACTTTGTCAAGTGCTGTATTAACTTTAGCAGACGATTTTACTACTTCAGCTATTAATAAAGTAGGAAGTAACGACTTAGACACTACAGGAACTAATTTAATCCAAGTACTCTGCGTAGACGATACAGACACAGACGCTATTTTAACTTGGGCAGTAGCAACTTATACAACCGATACAAGCGCATAATTATGAAGGCAATACAAATAAATGGAGCAATAAAAAGATATACTACAATCCCTAAAGCGTGGGGTAGTGTAATAGCAGGATTTAATTTACTATCTTCTACCGAATGGGAGGCAGCAGGATTTTATGACGTAGTTACTCCTAGTTATGATTCTGCGACTCAATACTTAGGAGACTTAGAGTGGGATGCCGATAGTAGTACTTTTACTTATCCTGTAATAAATAGAACTTGGACACAAACAGTAGCTGAACTTAAAGAGGCAAAGATTGCAAACCTAAAAGCTATCTACAATAGAAAACTATCTGAAACAGATTGGTATATTGTAAGAGAGGCAGAAGGCGGAACGGCAGCACCTCAATCTATATTAGACGATAGAGCAGCATTAAGAACTGAATGTGGAACTAAAGAAGGGGAGATTAACGCACTTACAACTAAAGCAGCGGTAGTTTCTTATTCTTTACCAAACCTTGACTAAATGAGTTTTAATAAGAAATTCTTTACAACAGGAGGTATTGTAGCCTCTCAACCTGCAGCCGCAGGACTTGACCCTTTACAAAACTTTGAAACTGTAACCTATACAGGTAATGGTGCTACTACACAAAAGATAACAGGGTATATAAGAAAGGGTGCTGCTTTTAATGGGAGTAGTAGTTATATAGATTTAGGAACAGACACTTTTAATACTTTAACAAGTTATTCTTTCAGTTGTTTTGTTAATTTAGCATCTTCTAAAAATTATAATTTTTTATTAGATGCTTTTGAATATAATGGCTCTACCTCTAGGGGTTTTGGGGTAAGAATTAATTCATCTAACAACGTGCAAGTAGTAAATTATAATAACAACACCGCTACTACAGTAACATCAAGCGGTACAATTACTAACAATACTTGGACACATATAGCGGTTACAAATACGCAATCAAATATAGTTATTTCAATAGGTGGTTCTGAAGAAAGTCCCGTTTCTACAAGTGGTTTTAATTTTCATTCCTCTACGATATATAAATTAGGTGCGTTTCAATATACAGGAAATCCTGTTGAATATCACTTAAATGGCAAAATAGACCAAGTAAGGTTATTTAATACTGCACTAAACTCAACGCAAATAGGACAATTAGCGGATGAAGAATATGGAGATGCTGAAAATTCAGTTACGGATTTCTTTGGAAATGGTTCAGGTGTTGCTTTATATGAGTTAGATGATGATGCTAATGATACAGGAAGATATGCTTATGGTACAGGAGCAATAGATAGTGGACAGAGTGCGGTATTTAATGGGAGTAGTAGTATAATAAATTTACCTAATGGGTCGTTTCAAAATACTACATTTACTGTAAGTGCTTGGATTTTTCCAACTGTAGCACAATATTCATCAATATTAAATACTTATGATTATATAGGGGTAAGTAAGGGATTTAATTTTAGGATGAATAATAATAGAACAATAGGTTTTTTCTCTTATGCTAATGATTCTGGAGATACTAATAGTCTTACAACTACTGATACAATTCCTTTAAATGATTGGTCTCACGTTTGTGTAACTTATGCAGCAGGTGGTTCAATATATATATATATTAATGGAATTGAGGTAGCAAGTCAAACTGTAAATTCAACCCCTGTAGATTATCACGCGCAAGGGGTAGTTCAAATAGGTGCGGCAAATTATAGCACATCAGACCCTATTGAACAACAAACGAACGGAAAAATAGACCAATTAAGAATATATTCATCAGCCTTATCAGCATCAAATGTAGAAGCATTAGCCTCTGAAACAAATGTACCTACTGCTAATTTAGTTGCTCATTATAAACTTGATGGAAATGCAAATGATTCTCAAGGTAGCAATAATGGAACTGCAACATCAGTAACCTATACAGACCCTGCAGAGTTTCCTTTAGTACAATACAACGGAACACCTACCAACGTAAACTTTTTAGGTATGGCATTCCAACCTGATTTTGTTTGGATAAAGTCAAGAGATGTAGCAAGAAGCCATTATTTATATGATAGTATAAGAGGTGTAAATGAACAATTAAGGTCAGATACCGGTGAAGCAGAATATAATCCAGGTTTTAATAGAATGTCATCTTTTAATAGTAATGGATTTACTGTAAATGCTGAAGGTGCATATCCTGATGAAACAAATAAAAATGGTGAAGATTATGTTGCTTGGTGTTGGAAAGCAGGAGGTGCAGCAGTATCAAATACAGATGGAAGTATAACAAGTCAAGTTAGTGCAAATCCTGATGCAGGGTTTAGTATTGTAAAACATACCGTACCATCTTCAGAGCAAAATTACACTATTGGTCACGGACTTTCACAAAAACCTGATATGGTAATTCTAAAAGGATTAGATATTGCATCAACTTGGTTTGTATGGCATAAAGACTTAAGTCAAGAATCATATTATTTATACCTACAGGAGACTTTTGCAGAAAGTGATTTAACCCAAGACACAAGAATATGGGGACAACAATCATTTACTGATAGCGTAATAAGTATGAGGTCAAATTATACTACACAATTAAATGATGATTACATCGCCTACTGCTTCCATTCAGTAGATGGGTATCAGAAGGTGGGGAGTTATAGTGGGTTAGGAGCAACAAATGTAACCGTAACATTAGGATTTTCACCAAGATTTGTTCTGATTAAAAGAGCAACAGGAGGCAATGGAAGTTGGGTTATGTATGATAATTTAAGACAAACAGGAACTGTTCCTTATGATAATTACACCATCTTATTAGCTAATAGTTCATATCAAGAACAAGCTGACAATACTATAAGGGGAATACAATTCACATCAACAGGATTTGTTTTAAATAAAGATTATGTACTTACCAATAGTAGCGGTTCTGAATACATCTATTTAGCAATAGCATAATGGAAAATTTAAGACTTTGGTTAGTGAATAGTGCAGCGGTAGGATTTAGCCTTGTAAATATAAATATGGTATTAAGTACGTTAGTATTAGTTGCAACTTTAGTATGGACAATATTACAAATAAAAGATAAACTTAAATAGATGGATATAGATTTAGATGGAGACAAAAAAGCTGATGTTTCAATTAGCATTACACAAATAATTACAATAGCTGCAATGTTTGCTTCTATTATAGGGTCTTACTATACTCTATCTAATAGGATAACTATTGCAGAGGAAGAGGTTAGCAAGTTAAAGTATAATCAAAAGGAGTACACTTGGAAAAACCAAAGAGCCTTAGAAGATGAGGTTAAGGCAATGAAGTTAGAGATGAGAGACTTTATGAAAGACCTTGAGTGGATTCAAAAAGATAAAAGGAAATAAGTTGCCCTTTAAGACAACTTTTGTATATTAATAGGAAATATATTACTTATGGAAACGATAGTTATTATTTTATCAATCTTGTTATTTGCCGTTGTTATTATGATGGGATTAACTATTTACGGACTTTTCACAGATAAAGACAAGGATGGTATTCCTGATGCTTTAGAGGCAAAGTTTAAAGAACTAAAAGAAGAAATTAGTAAACTAAAAAAATGAAGTACTTTACTCTTGATGAGTTTGATTGTCCTTCTTTGCCTAATTCAGGTAAAAATATGGACACAAACTTCCTTACAAAACTTGAAGAGGCAAGAGAGATTGCAGGTGTACCCTTTAAAATCACATCAGGTTATCGTACAAAAGAACACAACGAAGCAGTCGGTGGAGTGGCTAATTCCTCACATCTTATTGGAGTTGCATCCGACATTGCAGTATCAAGTGGAAGTGAAAGATACATTATCCTTAATGCTTTGTTTAAAGCAGGATTTAAACGCATTGGAGTTGCAAAGACTTTCATCCATTGTGACACCGACCCTAACAAACCTAACTCCGTTTGGACTTACTAATACTGTAGGTAATACGCTATGGGTAAAGCATTAAATCGTAGAGGTAAATACAGTCATTGTACAAGAGCGCAAAAGAACGGTAGAAACAAACCTGCTAAGAAGAAATGAGTGATAAAAAGAAGTTTAAAGATACCCAAGTAGGTAAATTTCTTTTAGATAAAATACCAGACGTTGTACAGGCTGTAGCAGGTAATAGTTTAGCAGGAAACGTAATACAAGCCATTATAGGGGGTTCTGAGATGTCAGAAGCTGATAAGTCCTTAGCCTTAAAGAAACTTGAATTAGAGAGAGCAGAAATAGATGGAGTAACTCGTAGGTGGGTAGCAGATGCTCGTTCAAGCAGTTGGTTAGCAAATAACGTAAGACCATTAACATTAGTGTTTTTAACAGTAAGCTATGTAGTAGGATGGTACTTAGGTTATCCCTTAGACTCTATTACAGGACTTTTAAGCATAGTTATAGGCGGTTACTTTGGCTCTAGAGGGGTAGAGAAAGTCTTTGGCAATAAAATGCATAAGAACGAATAAAAAATATCGCAACAGGAACGATATAAAAATTTCCTATATTTACTTTTTATTAATTTTTAAACTTATAAATATGTCAGACGAAATGACTATCAGATTACTTGCGGAAAAAATAGCTAAAGATTTTCAAAGAACAGTAAAAGAAAGAACAGATGATTTACTACAGTTAGATGCAATACAATACACTAACTTAGGAATAGATAGTCGTAAATCTGAAAAAAATAAAGTTAAAACAGATAGTAAATATATTTACAAACAAATAAAAACTATTGATGCTAAATTAGGAGAGCAGTTAATAACTGCGATGGATTAGTACTATAATAGTATAATAGTATTATATAACTATAATAGTATCATAGTACTATATTAGTATAATAAAGCAAACTTTTTTAAATAACAAAATTTAATGGCTAAAAAACCAACAAGGAGTAGTTTAGTAAAAAAACTTGATGTGGTATTTAGTCAATATACTAGGTTAAGCAATGCGGACAACAATGGATATTGTACTTGTGTTACTTGCAATAAGAAAATCTATTGGAAGGAAATTCAAGCAGGACATTTTATGAGTAGAAAACATTATTCTATTCGTTGGGATGAACGCAATGTTAAGCCTCAATGTAAAGCCTGTAATGTGTTTAGATATGGTGAGCAGTATAAATATTCTTTGTACTTAGGAAAAGAGTTAAGCGATGAGTTACATAATTTAAGTCATAAAACAATTAAATACACAAATGTAGAATTGTCAGATATGATAAAATACTACAATGACCTTGTACAAAACCTAAATAAACATTACATTTGACTTTCTTTCTTTGTTAGAGTATATTGCTCTTTTAGGGTAGTTATTAATTTAACTGCCCTTTTTTTTGTTTTATTAATTATTTTTAATATCTTTAAGGAAAATAGTTTATATGATAGCATTAGTAGAATTTTTATCAGACCAAGATTTAGTTGATTTGCGAGACAATGACACTTTATTAGACGCTACTAGAAAAGCAGCGACAGAAGAACTTATTAAACGTCAGTCTAAAAAAACACAAAACAATGACGTATAACGAGGACTTAATTAGAGTATTACAAGCCGAGGTAGATACCTTAAGAAATAAGGTTGAGGAACTAGAGGCAAAATTAGAAGTAACAAATTTAAAGAAAGAAAATTATGAGTATTAAAACAGGAAAAATTGTAGCTTACCAACCTGATGGTCAAGCAGAAATTAGAGGAATGCAATTGAATAGATTCTTAGTAACATTTGCAGATGGACAGCAATGGAAATTTCTAGCAAAGGGAGAGTTTAAAAAGCAGATAGGCGATGAAGTAGAGTATGAAATTAAAAATGAAACGTCAAGAAACGCTTCTTTCGTTTATCAACAAAAGCAAAATTTTAGCGATGGTGGTAATAGAACTGCAAGTACAAACGATAGTATTTTATTGCAAGTATGTTACAAAGAAAATATGCAGGCATTTGCAAAAGACAATAAAGAGTTTGTATTGCAAGAAACTGAAAATGATTTCATAGCTTTAAAACAAATTTTAAATAAATTATAATGGATAGTAAATTAATAAATGGACTTTACTGCAAGAAAGGTAACGTCGAATGGAAAAATGTATCAATAGGTTTAAATGTAGAAACATTTGCAAAAGAACTTATTAGACTTAAGGATGTAGCTGCTAAAAACAGAGGCTATTTAAATATTGATATTTGCACCTCAAAAGATGGACAAAAGTTATACGCAATATTAAATGACTTTAAACCAATAGCTAAAGAACAAGTGTCAGCGACAGAACATAGTCCTGATAGAGATGATAGTTTACCTTTTTGATAGTGAGTTTTAGTTAATTGGAAAAGGGCAGCAATTTATTTTGTTGCTCTTTTTTTTATATTTAAAGAAAGAAAGAAATATGATTATAGATTTTAACAGCCATTTAGAAAAAATTAAACAAGTAAGAAGTGGTCAAATTAAGGAAGGACTTAAACTAGATATTCCTGAAATAGACGAACATTTTAGATTTAAAGCAGGAAATTTTAATGTTATACTTGGACACGCTAACACAGGAAAAACAACTGTTGTGCTTTATTTAATGCTAATGTATAGTATAAAACACAATTTAAGATGGTTAGTATTTAGTAGTGAAAATGAACCTTATACTCTCATAAAAAAACTAATAGAGTTTATGGAAGGCATTGTTATAAATAAAATAGAAGAAGAACATTTTAAAAATAGAAGTGAATTTATAAATGAACACTTTAAATTTATAGACCCTACACAATTATATAGTTACAAAGAAATATTAGAACTAGCTGAAAATGTAAAAAATGCTTGGAACTATGATGGGTTACTAATAGACCCATATAATTCTATGATGAAAGACACACGGTTGTCTAAAACACATAACGGTCACGAATATGATTATTTTGCTTGTAGTGAAATGAGAATATTTTGTAAAAAAAATCAAGTAACCATTTGGTTAAATACTCACGCAAGTACAGACGCATTAAGAAAAAAGCACTCAGAAAGACACGAATATTTTGGACACCCAATACCGCCAATGGCAAGTGATGTAGAGGGTGGAGGTAAATTTGTAAACCGAGCGGATGATTTTTTAGTAGTACATAGATATGTACAACATCCTACTGAATGGATGTATAGTTTGATTCACGTTCGTAAAGTAAAAGATGTGGACACAGGAGGTAGACCGACATCAATTGAT